CAGACCGCCCCGACGGGGGGCAGATCTAGGAACCCGTACATGAATTGCCAGTGCCACAGCTCACTTGGCACCGTGTTCGTGTACCCGTAGCGATGTCCGTGACGATGCAGCCATCCGATCACAGCGAGATCGGTTTGGTTTCGGGTGTCTATGTCGACTGCCTGCCCGTACTCATGGCGGGACGTGCCGGGCCGTGCAGCCAGGTTGCCTTTGCCGGCCTTGTAAGCGGCCCACAGCGCTTTCTGCCGACCGTAGGTTCGGTGGCCGCTCACTGCTCGAAGCTCGACGCCGTCAGCGGACGCGGCCTCGTACATGCGGTTGAACCACAGTGCGGCAGCACCGAAAAGCCTCTCGTCGGATCCGTTTAAAGGCAGCAGCCCAGACGTGTCTTGGCGTCTCCCTGGCCTCGGAAATCCTGTCACGTCATCCTCCTAAAATACTGGCCGCGGCAGCGGTCCGCTCTGGGGGGGGCAGAGCTGCGCGCCGCGGCCAGAGAGTCAGTTGCGCTTCCGTAGCTCGATCACGCCGTTGAGCAAAACGGACAGCAGCGCTCCGGTCGCACCGAGCGACGCCGCCTCTAGGACAGACAGAGCGGCCGCCGAGTCGAAGGCCTCTGTGCCCGAGAGGACGTTGCCTCCGATCACGATGGCAAGCCACACCTCTGCGAAAGTCAACGCTGCCCTGATTGAAAACTCTCTCATTTTTGCTCCTCGGCTCTAGTCGTCTGTCGGCTGATATTCGACGATGAGATGCCCGTCGCCGTCGGTGGCGTCCCAATCCATCACTGTGTCGTCTCTGCGCTCGCCGATCACTAGCCACTGGCAGAGCGCACCCGAAGGCCCGGTCACTGTGAGGGTCTCGCCGCTGAAGCCCCATTCGACCGCGTTGCCGGACGAGGACACCATCGACCACGGGTTGCCGTTGAGTGCCTGCCAGGTGCCTGGGGTCATCCCTGAATCCTCGTCGAGGTTGACTTCGACTGAGCCACTGGCGGGGAGTGTCACGGAGCCCCGATAGATCAGGTCAGCCCGTGGCCCCTCGATGAAGGAGTGCCGCAGGCGCCAGCTTTCATCCCTCACCGGATGGGCGATGTCGAATGTCCCCGAGCCCTTGGAGATCGAGCCAGCGACGATCACGTTGCCGTTGTAGTCCATTATGAGCCCAGTATTCGTAACCCCCGACCCATAGGAGTTGCTTGTCCCGAAGACGAGCTTGGATCCTGAGCTGGTGAACAGCGCCGCTATCCGTACGCTCGCTGGCGCGGCTGTGGCGCTGTACGGGGCCTCGACGAGTGAGACATAATTGTCGGCGCTGTAGTCCGACTGGGCGACCCGCAACCCCTCGCCTGCACCGGTCCCAGTAAACGATGTCCCGACGACGTTGGGTGTGACGATGTGCAGCGGCGTTGCCGGAACCGCGACGCCTAGCCCGACCTTGCCGTCAGGTTTGATGGTGAGCCGGGCGCTAGGCGCCTCCGAGCCGTCGGCGGACGTCGACAGCACCAACTCGGTCGGCATGTCTCCGTCACCTGGGGTGCCGTCAACCAGTGCCTCGATCCGTGCCCCAGATGCGAAGCTGTTGCCGTCGTAACCCTCGAAACTGATCTTGCCCAAAACAGCGTTATCGTCGACAGCTGCTGGGGACGCGTTGCTGCCGTCGGCTTTTCGCAGGATCACCGCAGCGGTGGTCGCCTCGGTGTCGTGTGCAGTCGTGAGCTGCACATACGAAGACGCTGAGTCTTTAACCAACTCGATCTTGGACGTGTCGAAGAGGTCAATATCGAGGACAGAGATCCAGGCCGACCCAGAATAGATCTGGAGTTCGTTGATGTCTTTCACGAAACAGGCCATCGCTTCTGCGAGGGTTGGTTCCCCTGCTCCGCCGAATGCGGCGTCTCGTGCTGACGTGTCAGCAAATACGGCGATCACCTGGTCCTGCAGGAAAGTATTAAACTGATTAGCTGTTATAACGTCGCCTGTGACCCAGAGGTTTGTGCCTCCTCCTGCCATTCTTTACTCCTTTTCTTTACCCGCCTGGGGCGAGTGTTACGCTGAATGCACCCAGGGAAGGATCTCCTAGGATCCAATATCCCGTAGTGTCTGCGGCTGATGTTTGATATATCGCTGTAATCTTCGACTGGTTCGTCGCCATATCACGAGGCGTGATCGTGTACTGCACCCCTTCGACGATGTACTCGCCAGCCAAGGTGGCCGAGCTTCCTGGTGGGAGAATCGACAGGTCCAGCGCTGACTGAACGTTGAGATGAAGAATCTTTTCGGCGTTGACTGTCGTGGCCATATCGACCTGAACAGTGGCGGAACTAACTCGAAGCAGCGGCTCCTTATAAAGGCCGATGAAATAGATTCCAGCGGCGTTCGTACTGCTCGCGTTCGACAGTGTGGTCTTCGATAATGTTCGCCGTCCGTATTTTACGATCGAGGCCGCTTCCTCTCCTGTTTGGAGAGAGCCGGTTCCTGGCGTGTAGCTGTAAGCGTTGTAGAGGAGTTCTGATCCATATTCGAGCTGTAAGTCTTCGGCCTGGATGTCTCCAGTGGAGAAACTTGAAGCGTCCGAGATGGTAAGTCCTGAGACTGTCGGGGCTGTGTTCTGGCCGAAGAAGGTGGCGACGCCGCCGAAGTTTGTCGAGCTGGCCGCTCCTGCGTGATTGATGAGGAATCGCCCGTTCTCTGTTCGTGCGACTACTTGCAAATAGTCGAGGGCATCGGAGGAGACTCCTGTGGCTGCGATGCACGTCGTCGACCCTTCGTTGATCGTGCGATCGTTCGGGGTTGATTCGTCTGGATAATTGACCGAAGCCAGGTCAAGGACTGCTGTGACTCGAAGGCTTGAAAGTTGTTCGGAGAAGTTCTCAGATTCGAACTTTGCCCGAGCGAGAAGTTCGAAACCATCGACACACTTAAGGATCGTCTTCGCTGATTGATGATCGGTCCCTGGTAGATAATCGACGTCTTGGATGAAACCTCTGAAGAGATAGGTGTCATAAGAATCGGATCCACCCGTCACCCTGGTCGAGATTCGAACCTGGCGACCTATGAGCTGAGTGTTTCCCATCGTCGAATCGGAATGTCCTGGCGTGATGAAATTGTCTCGATCGTCGACCGTGATGGAGGCGAAGCCAGCTCCGAATTCATCGATCACTCTGGCTCTTCCATAGTTGATCGTCAAGCCTTCGACCCTCGAGCTGATATCTGTGACAGTGGAGCCGTCGAAGAGGACGGAGACGGTCGTGACGATTGTCGCTGTCATGATGTGGTAACAGGGATCACGCCGTTCGACCGTTGCCAGGTCTTGAGCGCTGTAATGATTTCCGCCCCGACATGCTGCCCGTTGGTGCCGAGCCCAGCGTTAACTGTGAGATTTATCGTGGCCCCTCCGAAGCCCATCTCGCCGGCACGTTCCAGAGGCACAATCGCCTCCATGCCGGAGGGGTTGTCGCCCAGCAGTGCGAGTGTCGGCCCAGTCACAACACCGCCGCTTCGCATTTTGGGTAAAAAACCGAACTCGGCTGCCAACGCAGTCTCCAGACGCTGGAGCGCTGCCGGGTCGGAGCCCGGCGCGCTCCAATCACCGAGTGCGGGGTGCGTCGGCCCAAACACCCTCGACGACGCCAGCGCCGTCGGACCGTCCTTCTTACCCAGGAAGAAATCCGCGATCGCGTCTGGGACTCCCTTCGCTGTCTCCCACAGCCAGTCGAGGCCGTCGAGGATGCCGTTCCACATCCCCTTAATCAGGTCCGTACCCCAACCGACCAGCAAGTCGAGCCCGGTACCGAGCCCACCCACGATGAGTCCTGGGAGGTCCTTGAACCACGGCAAAACGGACTCGTCCCACAGCGCCGTAGCGCCGTCCCACAGAGATGCCATGGCGTCCGTGCCGAGCGACAGCAGCGCCCCGGCCAGTTTGGGCAAAACCTCGCGCAGGATCCTCGTCGGCAGGTCGAACATGAAGAGGAAGAGGCCTTCCAGCACCCCCAAAGCCAGCGCCTTTAAGTTGGTCCAAACGGCAGCGAAATCACCCTCGAAAATCGCTTTAACCAGATCCACAACCAGCTTTATATTGCTCCACAGCAAATCGAAAACGTCTACGATGATTTGGATCTGTTCACGGGCAGTCGTCGCCACCAGCTCAAACACGGGGCGCAGATCCTCTGACAGGAAGCGCCACACGGCGTCGGCGATGTCCCGGAAAGTTTCGAAGCGTCGATAAGCGAGCACCGCGGCAGCTGCGAGGGCGGCGAGCGCGATTACTACCACCCCAACTGGGTTGGCAGCCATCGCCACATTTAGCGCTATGACAGCTGCCTGCATCGCCTTAAAGAAGGCGAGCACCTTCTTCAAACCTGCCAGCACTTTGAACGCGATCACAGCGCCTAGCACGGCGGCGCCTAGCACCATAAAGGCGTCCCGATTTTTCAGGACGAACTTGCCTGCACGTTGCATGAACTTGCCGACAGACAGGAGGACAGGCAGCAGATCTCGTTTGACCACCTTGACCGTTTTCTCGAAGGATTTTTGCAGCAGCGGCCAGTGCTTTTTGACGAGATCCACTGCCGAATCCTTGACTCTGAGGACAGCTTCGACCATTTCGTCGAAATGGTCGACGATGAAATCGCTCGCTGCCAGCACAACCGGCGCCAGCTTCTCGCCGATCTCGATCGTGAGCACAGCCAGATTGGCTTTGATGCGATCGAAGTTCGCTGCCATGCCCTGATCCATGGTCCCGAACGCGGCCTCTGTCGCTCCAGCCGAGGAACCCATCTCGGCGAGCGTCGCAGCGAATGACTCGCCGCCGTCAGCGGTGAGGGCGAGGACAGCCTGCCCGGCCTCTATGGATCCGAACAGGTCCAGGACTGAGACGCCAGAAGTTTCGGCTCCGTCCGCCATGATCTGGAATGCCTGCTGGACGTCGCCGCCGTCTGCGACGAACGCCGCGAAGCCCTTCCCTGACAGCTCGCGGAACGCAGCGTCTGCGACGCTGCCCTCCTTGGCGAGTTCGGCGAACGCTCCCCGCAGCTGGGTCGCCGCCACCCGTGTCGGCACACCCTGTGCTGTTAAATTGGCCAGCGCCGCTGTCACATCCTGGAAATCGACTCCGACGCCGGCAGCGATCGGGGCTACCTGGAAAAGCGAGGCTGACAGCTGGCCGAAGTCGGTCTTGCCCAGCCGCACAGCCGTGAACATCAGGTCGGAGGCCTCAGCCGCAGAGATGACCTCGGAGCCGTACGCATTGACCACCGACGTTATGCCGTCCACCGCTGTTTCAAGATCGGTGACGCCGCCCTTGGCTGCCTGCTGGGCGACCTCCAAGAACTCAAAAACGTTGTCTTTGGGGACCCCGGCACTGAGTGCCTGGTAGAGAGCTGGCACGACTTTCTCAGGCATGACGCCAAACTCTTTGGAGAACGTCTTCACCTGGTCAGACAGCTCACCAAAAACTGTGTCGCCGACGCCAGGCAGAAGCGTCATGACCTCACGCATAGAGGTCTCAAAATCTGCGGCTGCTCGGACCCCCTGCACGCCGATCGCTACAGCGGCAGCGCCGAAGGCTACCCCGGCCTGCGCCCCGAGCCGGCCGACTTTGCCGGCAAAGCCTGCGACCTCTCCGCTCGCCTTTCGGAGTGCACGCGAAAGGTTGCTTGCATCCCCCTGGATGCCGATAACGATCGGTCTAGCAGCCAAGTCACCCTCCTCCTACCGCCGCTTGTCGCGGCTTTGCAGACGCTTCTGCGTCTCCTCGTGTCTGATGTGGCTCACCAACTCGTTGACCTCGTACAGCTTCAGCAGCTGCACGTCGGACCAGGTGAACCCGAACCGGTGGGCGACGATCGCTAGGTTGACTGTTCGTCGCCGTCGGTAGGGTCCGCTGCCTCGCTCGTAGCGCTGATTTTGAGGTCGCCGGCCATCTCCCACGTGAAGGACGGGTCGTCCTTCCGCTTAGAGATCATGGCGAGCGCCTGCAGCAGTTTGCCTTTGGGAGCTGCCGGGTCGCCCAAAGCGTCGAACGGCTGCCCCGTCCGTTCCTCTATTTCGACGATTTGGCCAATCGTCAGGTCGTTGATATCAACACTGAACACATCGTTTTCATCCATTATGAATGCCCCCTCATTTGGCTCATCCTTTGAATCTTCCCTTCACGCGATGCGCCCCGTGCTTGCGATTGAAGGCGTCCGCGATCCGGTTCATTCCCTCTGTGTATTCTCTGACGATCCCGGGCCAGGCCTTCGGTATCGCGTCCTTGATAAACGGCTGCCCTTTCGTGCGTCGACCAGTCGACTTAAAGTATTTGCCGCTGTGCACCGCCCTGCTATAGGAGACACCCGCCTTGCCGGTCCGTTTGTTACCTGCCTGGATTCGGCCTTGGCTCCTGGTCGCGGTCGCCTTGATGGACTTGCGAAGATTGCCTGTGGTGCCGACGGGCGTCCTCGCCTTCGCAAACGGCACGACCCTCTCCGCGGCTGCCTTGCTCACTTTCCGCATCTCGGCAGACAATTCCTTGTCCTCCATCCGACGGATGGAAAGGGCGAGCTGTTTGACCCCACCTGCTTTCACCAGGGGCGTCTGTTTGCCCCCAGTTTTGAGATGGAATTTGCCAGTCTGCAAAGCCACTTCTCTAAAACGCTGTGTCGGTGCTGGTGTACTCGATTTTCACGGCAGCGTTCGAGCCGTCATGAAGCACGACGAATGGAAGGGTGAGCCTGGTGAGGTCATCCAGCGAGGCGACTGGCGTCGTGCCCAAGAACTTGACGGTAGGCAGGGTGACGTGGAAGGTCGGGTAATACGAACCAGCGATCGCCGTTGACTGCGCCGCTATGAACTCCAGTTTCATTACGGTTCCAGCTACGAAGGCGTCATACTGGGCCATCGTGAACTCGCCTTCGATGGTGCCCGTGTAGGACGGGATTGAAGCTCGCTTCGGTTGACCTTTGACAGCGGATCCTTTTAGGAACCTGCGGTCGGTCTTCATGCCTAGGTCTCCGTCGAGGGAGAAACTGGTGAAGGTGCTGATGGCGCTGTCGTCGATTTCGATGGTGGCATCGGTGAAGACAAAAGGGTCGGCAGTCGCTGGGTATGAAGGCGACGCCGTACTAGTCGAATTCTGCTCGGCTTCCGAGTCGAAGTCGACAGACATTTTAAGACTCTCGTCGAGAGCTTGATTTATCGAGAATCCAGTGGCGACGCTTCCCTCGTATGTGAAGGCTTGAAGGGTGCCCGCCGAGTCGACTCGAGGAGTCTGGATCGTGTAGGAACCCGACGGGCCGTCAGCTCCAGTCTCGAAGATCGACTTGTAGGCGGCCGTGCCGCCCTGTTGCGCTGGGGCGGTGCTGTTGCCGAGTAGATGCTGCATGATGAGGCCGTGTCCCTTATTGAGCACATCGACTTCGATGGAGCCAGAGGCTCCGATGGAGATCGTATCGTGACGGTCGCTTCGGACCGTCTGCATCGCCTGTCGAAAACCGACCGACTCAATGAACTCGGTGTCCCTGGTGAACGTGTCAGCGAGCCCCTCATAGGCTCGAGTCGGTGCCACGGCGGTCCCGTAAGTCGATTCGACTCCGAGCTGAATAATCTGATCTAGGATTGAACTCACGAGACCTCCTTAGGGTCATGCTTTGCACTGTCGGACTGCTCGAAATCGGGGCGACCGTCGAGCGCTTTAGCGTCAGCCGCGGAGACGGTTATGATCGCTCCACGCTCCACATCATGAACCCCCGACGGCAGATGGATCTGCACGCCGTCGCCTGTGTGCTTGTAGTCAGTCGTTTTGGGCATGTTACAACAACCTCGCATGTGCGTTGATGGTCTGTCTGATGGT